GTAGATGAAGCACCATCAATATTAGAAACTTCTGTAATAAATAAAGAGTTAAGAACAATTGTACCATTATCATAATCAATTGTGCCTTGTGTATTGTTTGTGTATGTTCTTACACCTGCTACAAGATAATACAATCTTATATTACCCTCTCCGTCTTCATCTAAAAAGTATTCGTTAGTTGTATCACCATTTATTTTGAAACCACTTGTTGATAGTATACCACCGCCAGTAGCATTGTGACCACTATGTGGATTATATAATGCGTTACTAAAGTTTATAGTATAAGTTGTTGATGCTGAAGTTGTAGCAGTAAATGATTTATGTAATTTAACAGTAGTAATGTTCGATAGTATTGCTGTGTCAACTTTGTTTACTGTTTCAATAAATTTACTATGTCTAAACATTTGATCAAACTGTTGTAAATTATTATCGTTGAATGTTGTAATAGCAGATTGAACTAATGACTTAATACTGTCAGAAGTTTTTGTGGTTGCTTTCTGATCAAATCTAACTGTGACATTTAATTGTAAGAAAGTAGTTTCAGTATCTTCGATAACAGGTGTGATACTTGCCACGTTGAAATCTTTTAGTTTATTAATGATATCTGTTTTATCAGATTGAGTTACTACGTTACCTGTTTTAGGTTTGATAGAAATATAAACTCTACCGTATACAGGTGTTGAGTTATCTTCACCACCCCATACTTGAACTGAGTTCGCATTAGGATAAATTGTCTTTACTCTACTCTCATAATCTTTTGCTGTTACGGCACGGTTTTGACTTGCGAATTGTCTTGGTGCGTTGAAACGAATACTATCAGGTGTTTCTGGATCAGCACCGCCAGATGAATTACTTGCTGTAGTTATTGTAGCAGTTGAACTACCTGCGATTGTGCCAGATAAACTAAATGAACTAGCGCCGTTACTATCAGCACCACTTGTTACAATGTAAGATAGTGTTACGATGTTACCTGTTGATAATGCTTTACCTAAAACACCATCACCAAATATTACTTCATACTTTTCATCTTCAACACCTTCTAAGTAATACACAGTTGATGTTGATGTTACGTCTGCCAAGTCAGTTGACTTTGTGTAAGTTGTAGTTGTAGAATCCGTTGAACTGTTTTGTACTGTAACTTGTAAAGTTGTGGTATCTGCTAAAGGGTTCTCAATTAAAAATCTTTGATCAGCGTTTGTAGTATCTACTGTAAATTTATTATTGACAAGTGTGCCTTCATACACAGGTAATTCTGAAAAAGTATATACACCATCAACTGGTGAAATAGTTGTATCATCTTTTACAACATAGTTGTATGATACACTATCAACAGTAGTTGTAAAAGTTGTGCCTCTTGCCGCGACAGCAGTTGAACCAGATAAGTCTGATACTACTACATTTAATTTTGCGATTGGTGATGTTGCTGATCTAGGCGTGTAACCTACATGTTTGGCATGAGAGACAATACTGTTTCGTATGTCAGCACTATCTAAAAACATTTCGTTTGCCAGAACATTGGCATACACAGCATTGTAATGTGTGTTATATGCTAGAACATCTAGTAGTGTATTCATACCAGATCCTGTAAAGTCATAGTCTGTAAATTGATCTTGTTGTTTTAAAAACGTTTTTAGATTTTCTTTGATATCATCAAAGTCTAAGGCCGTGACATCTATTCTTTTATCAGACATTATCTACTTCTTTCTAACATTACATCTAAGGTGACTAACTCACCAGGTATGTTTATAACTCTAAATGATATAGTAACCTCATATGAATTGGCAGCCAAGTTTGGTCTAGCATCAATTGATACTACTCTGGCACGAGGTTCAAAGTTTTCTATTACTTCACCAATAGTTCTTGTTAAAGCATTAGCAGTGATTGGGTCTATCTGTTCAAACAATAAGTTTGATACACCAGATCCTATTTCTGGGTGAAACGGTCTTTCGTAGTGATTTGTGAGTATGAGATTCCGTACACTTTGCTTAACCGCATCAACATCTTTCTTTTGTAAGACATCTTTGGTGTTTGCGTTCTTCTCAAAAGATAACGCCAGATCTTTATATAATCTAACAGACCTTGATGATGCGTTAGTACCACTTGCGTCTCTATAACCTGATTGAAGTATTGCCATGATAACTATTTATCACGTTACCCAGCATTTACGTCACTACTTCCCGCATTTCTTGTATGTCCACAAGTGTCAGCATCACCTTGACGATTGACAGGTTTGCCATTTGCGAATACTGAACTACTGCCATTGGCAGTTTTGACGCCAGTATGTAACACGGGATGGTCAGTTACACTATCACCATTGACAGTGATAGATTGGCCATTTACATTAACGTTACGACTAGAACTAACAATTCCACCGCCACTATTAGCGTCACCATTTCGATTAACACTAGGCACTGCCTTGTCCACGTGAGCGTGTGTGTAATCTTCTCTTAGATTTGTTCTTTGGTTTAGACCTAGGACTATTGCCTATAGATGTTCTTTTCTTTGGACCACGTGAGTAATTATTGTTTATACTAAGACCACGTGCCATCTAACAACCTACATCACTAGCATGTTCACAATTAACACACTCGCATGATTGACAAGACCCGCCATGTCCACAATGACAACCGTGACCACAATGAATACATTCGCCCATTACTTTTTCGCTTTCTTTTTCTTTTTGACTACCTTCTTTTTCTTCTTCTTAGTAATCTTTTTCTTCTCTACTGGCTTTTCTACTTTCTTAGTTAAGCCCAACCATTCTAAAATCTTCATATATTCTCCTTTGTTGTAAAAATACAACACATTTTATTAGTATCAAATTGTTAAGTCACTGAAAAATAACACTTTTAATTTTAAAAAAGATGCGTTTTTTATTTGACTTATTAATATTTATAGTATATAGTCTACTTATGATTATGAAAAATATACCAACTAAAAATGAAATGTTTAATGAATACAATAAACTTAAAACATTAGACGATAAAATTGACTACATGAAATCTATTAGAGATATGGATATCCATAATACTCTTAACATAGAATATAACAATATTATTACTAAGTTATATTCTGATAGACATTCAGATCATATTGAAACTGTTAATAATCTTTAATTGAAAGGTACTATATTATGATTAAAACTAAATTTAAAAAAGACTTTGTTACACTAAACGATGTTCTATCATTCATCAAGTCTGATGAGTGGGGACCCAACTATGAAAAAGTTATAGTTGCGGCACTTAAAGATCGTAGAAAATCTGAGGCAAAAGAAGTTAAGTCTCAGGTTAAAGTTGGTTCTACTGTAGGCGTTTCTGGTAGACATGAATACTGGTTAGGCACAGTAGAAAAAGTTATGAAAACTAGATGTGCTGTTAAGAACATGAATAACGGTTTAAGATATGCCGTACCTATGAACTTGCTAGATGTTAAGCCATCAGTTTTTGTATAAACTTATTTTATTTGTTGCGGCACTATTAGTGCCGTTTTTTATTGGGCAATATATTGACGGTGAATTATTTACTGGTTGGACTTTTGTAGGTGATTGG